AGTGTTAATTATGAAGATAGTTATACAGGCTCACTAACAACATTAAGAAGAATAACATATACTTTAAGTTTCACAGCAAAGATTTATCTGTACGGACCAATTAGTACAAGTGCTGTAATCAAAAAAGTTTCTGCTGATTTATATACTGATACATCTGATAAATCACCTTCAAGAAGTGAAAGGGTTACGGTTACACCTAATCCAACATCAGCTGACAAAGATGATACATATACATATACAACAACCCTTGATTTCTTTAATGATGGATTAAATTATGATGAGGCAACCGGTGATGACAAATAATTATGAGTACAATAGATGATAAACTAAATGAAGTTCTGAATATTACAACCCAGGTTATGCCGATAGAGGTTGTTGAAGAAAAAAAAGAAATCGTAATACCAACAGATAAAGATCCTGATATTGATTTTGAAACTGGTAGAGCAAATCTCTATAAGTTAATTGAAAAAGGCAATGAAGCAATTGATGGTATTCTGAATATAGCAAAAGAAGGTGAACATCCTCGTGCTTATGAGGTTGCAGGTCAACTAATCAAAACAGTTAGTGAAGTATCTCAAAATCTTTTAGACTTACAAGAGAAGTTAAAGAAGATTAAAGATGTGCCAAACACAGGACCCAAGAGTGTTACTAATGCATTGTTTGTAGGTTCAACAACTGAATTAACAAAATTATTAAAAGAAAAAAAATAAATGGAATTTTTTAGAAAAGGTTTAGAGCAAAATATTACTCTTCCTCCTCCACCAACTGATGATGTTGCTGAGGCCAAAGAGGTAAAGAGAATTGTTGCTATAAGAACAGCAAAAGATGTTAAGTCAGTTATGAATCACGATAGAGTTCCTTTCTATGCAATCAGAACTTACTGTGATGAAAACGGATTAATATTTCACAAAGGTGAGTTTGAAGATGTGATTCAACAAGCAACACCTATTATTAATTATTTTAAAGAAAAATTTAACAGAAAGAGACCTATTGAAATAGATAAAACACTTAATACTCTACCAAGTGTAACAAACAAAACGGCATCATATCCTAGTGGTCATGCAGCTCAAGCAAGATTAGTTGCAAAGTATGTTGGAGGTAAATTTCCAGAACACGAAGCAGGATTAATTAAAGCAGGCAATGAAGGTGGATACGGAAGAGTACAAGCAGGTTTTCATTATCCTTCTGATTATGATAGTGGTAATCTACTTGGTGAAAAGATGTATGTATTTATGAACAAAGCGGATTATAAAAAATCAAATGAATAGAGTAGATCAATATTTAGGTAACCCTAATTTAAAAAAAAGTCATACAAAATCAAGGTTCTCAAAAAAACAAATTGAGGAAGTTGTTAAGTGTTTAGATGACCCAAAATACTTTATAGAAAACTATTTGAAGATTGTTACAATTGATAAAGGTCTTGTACCTTTTGAGATGTATGATTTTCAGAGAGGCATGGTAGATACTTTTCACGAAAATAGGTTTACAATATGTAAATTACCTAGACAGAGTGGCAAGTCAACTATCATTGTTTCATACCTCTTACATTATGTATTATTTAACGATAATGTGAATGTTGCAATACTAGCAAATAAATCTTCTACGGCAAGAGATTTGTTAGGGCGATTGCAATTGGCTTACGAGCACTTACCAAAATGGATGCAACAAGGCGTTCTCAACTGGAACAAAGGTTCAATCGAATTAGAAAACGGAAGTAGAATTGTAGCGGCAAGTACTTCTTCTAGTGCTGTTCGTGGTAGTACCTTTAACATAATATTCTTAGATGAGTTCGCCTATGTACCCAACAATATAGCCGAAGAATTTTTTAGTTCAGTTTATCCTACAATATCATCTGGTAAAACATCAAAAGTTATGATAGTATCTACACCACATGGTATGAATATGTTTTATAAAATGTGGATGGATGCAACAAACAAAAGAAATGATTATGCACCAGTTGAAGTACATTGGAGTGAAGTGCCAGGTCGTGATGAGGCATGGAAAGAACAGACAATAAGAAACACTAGTGAGGCACAATTTCAAACAGAGTTTGAGTGTGAGTTTTTAGGTAGTGTTGATACACTTATTACTTCAAGTAAAATAAAAACAATGGCTGTTGTTAATCCAAAACGAAGTGGCGGATTAGATGTTTATGAAATGCCAAAACCCAAGAGTATTTATGTAATGACAGTTGATGTATCAAGAGGTATCTCTAGTGATTACTCAGCATTTGTTATTTTAGATGTTACACAGGCACCTTATAAAATAGTAGCTAAATATAGAAACAACGATATTAAACCACTTGTCTTTCCTAGTATTATAGAGAGAGTGGCAAAAACATATAACAATTCTTTTATACTTATAGAGATAAATGACCTAGGACAACAGGTGGCGGACAACTTACAATTTGAGTTAGAATATGACAACATGATGATGGTAACGCAACGAGGGCGCTCTGGACAGGTTTTAGGAGGGGGTTTTAGTGGTAGAGGTAATCAATTAGGTTTGAGAATGACTAAAGGTACTAAGAAGATTGGAACTTCTAATCTCAAAAGTTTAATCGAAGGAGATAAACTTATAATCAATGATTTTGATATTATTTCAGAACTATCAACCTTTATATCTAAAGGAAAATCTTTTGAAGCTGAAGCAGGCGCAACTGATGACCTTGTAATGTGTTTAGTTATATTCTCATGGTTGGCAAATCAACGATATTTTAAAGAACTAACTGATGTAGATGTACGAGGGCAGATGTTTGCTGATCAAAAGAACGCTCTTGAAGCCGATATGGCACCTTTTGGGTTCATAGATAACGGACTTGATGAACCAGATGGTCGCAATAGTTCATTTTTTGATGATGCTGGAGAGTTATGGCAACCGGTATCTTATCGCAAAGGGGAATAGTAGAGTTTCTATATCATATAAATATCTAACAAAGGGTTATAACTAATACTAATAAACTTAATATTAAGGAGAACTTATATGGCTTTTCAAGTATCACCAGGTGTTCTCGTAACTGAAAAGGACTTAACGAATATTATTCCTGCCGTATCGACAAGTGCAGGCGGAATAGTAATCACAGCAGAAAAAGGACCAATTGATGAGATTACAACTATTTCATCTGAAAAAGAATTGGTTGATAACTTTGGTAAACCAAATTCAAATAACTTTGAAGAATGGTTTACAGCTGCAAACTTTTTAGGATACGGAAATAATCTAAAGGTAGTAAGACCAATAACAGGCGTTGTAAACGCTGTGTCAACTGGTACTGCTGTCTTAGTAAAAAATACAGAAGATTACCTTGCCAATTACTTAACTGAAACAGGCGCAGGGTCAGTAGAAAACATAGGACCGTTTATCGCAAGAGAAGCTGGTACATTAGGAAATAGTTTAAAAATTTCTGTATGTTCTAACTCTACTGCTTTTGGACCTCAAGGAACCGGTGCTGCTGGCACAGGTGCTGTGAATGACGCTTCTGCTGCAATTGGCGACACAACAATTACTGTTGATGACGGCAGTATATTGCAAGTAGGCGACATACTAGAATTTGGAGATGCAAGTGTTTTCACTGCTGCACCTTCAGGACATTATTATAAAATTACAGCAATCTCAACTCATGTATTAACTATTGCAAGATTTAATGTTGCAAATGGTAATACAGAAACAGGCGGATTAAGACACGCTGTTGTTGATAATGCTTTAATTAGAAGAAGATGGGAATATTTCTTTAACTTTGCAAACCCACCAACTACAACAGATGATGTTTTAGCTGCTGGCGGTTCAAATGATGAACTACATATTGCAGTAGTAGATGAAGATGGTGCGATTACAGGAACTACTGGAATAATCTTAGAAACTTTCGAAGGTGTTTCACAGGCAACTGACGCTAAAACAGCACAAGGCTCAAGTAACTATTATCCAAATGTAATATATGCTCAATCAGAATTTATTTACTGGGCAGATCATATTTCAACTTTATCAGACGGACTTCCTAAAAAAGGTCAAACTTTTGATAATACAATTGGTGATGCATTTGTGGTATCTACTACATCACTTGCTAGTGGAACAGATGACTTTGTTGCTACTAACGGAGAGATTGCAACTGCATATGAAAAATTTAATGATACAGAAAATGTTGATTTAAGTTTACTATTATGTGGTCCTTCACAGACAGGTGCTGACGCTACTGGCGACACAAAAGCAACTGCTGTTATGGATATTGCAACTGCAAGAAAAGATTGTGTGGCATTTATTTCACCTGCAAGAGCAGATGTTGTTGATGTTACTAATGCAATTACACAAACGGCTAACGTAAAAGCATTTGCTGACGGTCTTCCGTCAACATCTTATGCTGTTATTGATAGTGGTTATAAGTATATGTACGATAGATATAATGATGTCTATAGATTTGTTCCTTTGAACGGAGATATAGCAGGATTATGTGCTCGTACTGATAATATCGCAGACCCATGGTTTTCACCAGGCGGGTTTAATCGTGGACAAATTAGAGGTGCAGTAAAACTTGCCTTTAATCCAAATCAAACACAAAGAGATGAACTCTACAAATCAAGAGTAAATCCAATAGTAGCATTTCCTGGTCAAGGAACTGTATTGTTTGGTGATAAAACTGCTCAAGCAAAACCAAGTGCATTTGATAGAATCAATGTAAGAAGATTGTTTATCGTTCTCGAAAAAGCAGTTTCTACAGCAGCTAAATTTCAACTCTTTGAGTTCAATGATGAATTTACAAGAGCACAATTTAGAAATCTTGTAGAACCATTTTTAAGAGATGTACAAGGTCGTAGAGGTATTACGGACTTTAGTGTTGTTTGTGATGATTCAAACAATACAGGCGATGTAATTGATAGAAACGAATTTAGGGCTGATATCTTTATCAAACCTGCTCGTTCTATTAACTTCATCCAACTTAACTTTGTCGCTACTCGAACAGGCGTTGCCTTTTCAGAAGTAGCAGGCGCTTAACAGATAGAAAGGAGAATAAAATATGGCTAATATTAATGATTTTAAAGCTCGACTATCCGGAGGCGGTGCAAGAGCCAATCAGTTTAAGGTAACAATGCCTTTTCCTGGTTATGCTTCTGTTGGAGGAGAAACATCTGACCTAGCATTCTTATGTTCGGGAGCATCTTTACCAGGACAAACACTTGTTGCAACTGCTGTTCCGTTTAGAGGTCGTGTACTTAATCTTGCTGGGGATAGAACCTTCAGTCCGTTTACTATTTCTGTAATAAACAATACTGATTTTAAATTGTACTCAGCATTTGAAAGATGGTTTAATGGCATGAACAATATGACAGACAACGAAGGATTAACAAATCCTGTTGACTATCAAGTTGATATATTTGTTGACCATCTAGATAGAAACGGTGTTCCTATTAAAAAATATACTTTAAGAGGGGCATTTCCAACTTCTTTAGACGATATTGCATTGTCTTACAGTACTAATAATGCTGTTGAAGAATTTGGATGTTCATTAACATATCAGTATTTTGAAACAGATACGACTACATAATAAACAAATAAGTTATAAGGAAATATAATATGGTAGAATTACTTGGATTCCAAATAACGAGAAATAACGATAGGGAGAAACCGGCAGAAGCGAAACAAGCGTTTACTGTCGCTTCTCCTGATGACGGTACACAGACCATATCTGCTGGCGGACACTTTGGCCAATACATGGATATGGAAGTTACTGCTAAAAACGATATTGATTTAATTAAACGATATCGAGAAATTTCTCAACATCCAGAATGTGATATGGCTGTTGAAGATATCATCAATGAGGTTATTGTTTCGGATGAAAGAGATACTTCGGTATCCGTATCACTAGACAAATTAGCAATATCAGAAAACATTAAAAGTAAAATTCGTGATGAGTTTGACGAAGTAATGCGATTGATGAATTTTGATGAAAAAGGACATGATATATTCAGAAGATGGTATATTGATGGTCGAATTTACTTTCACAAAGTTATTGACCCAAAAAGTCCAAGAAAAGGACTTACAGAAATACGATATATTGATCCACGAAAAATTAAAAAAGTTCGTGAGGTTGCTAGAAAAAGAGATTCAAAAGGCAAAGGTGTTGAGATTATAGAAACAACCGCTGAGTGGTTTGTCTATAATGAAAAAGGAGTATCAGGTGGTACTTCAAATGCAGGTTTAAAAATTTCTGCTGATTCAATAACCTATGTAACATCTGGTGTAATTGACCAAACTAAAAATATGGTTATGGGTCATTTACATAAGGCAATTAAACCTGTCAATCAATTAAGAATGATTGAGGACGCTATTGTTATTTACAGAATAGTAAGAGCACCTGAAAGAAGAATATTCTATGTTGATGTAGGTAATTTGCCTAAAGTAAAAGCAGAATCTTACTTGAGAGATGTTATGGCAAGATATAGAAATAAACTTGTCTATGACGCTTCAACAGGTGAGATTAGAGATGACAGAAAACATATGTCAATGCTTGAAGATTTTTGGTTGCCTCGTAGAGAAGGTGCAAAAGGTACTGAAGTTTCTACACTTGCAGGTGGTCAAAATCTTGGAGAGATTACAGATGTTAAATATTTTCAAAAGAAATTATTCCAATCTTTGAATGTACCTATTTCAAGACTAGATTCTGAAAATGGTTTTAACATGGGTAAGGCTGCTGAGATTACAAGAGATGAATTAAAATTTACTAAATTTGTTCAACGATTAAGAAAAAGATTTACTCAAGTCTTTAATGATATACTGAAAACACA